TTCAGGCTTTACATACGGTCTTGACTTAAAAATGCAAGACATTATTGCTGATGGCGGTGGTCCTTCAGGCGTGCAACCATATAAGACTGCTGAAATCCGTTTAGCTAATGACGGAGCTAGTGCTCCTGTTGTTATCAAAGTGGGTAACTTCACAGACGGCGCTGCTTCAGGCGTAGGTAAAGGTTCATTAGGTATTGATTCAACTGATGGTCTTTTATTTGTATCTGACAGTGCAGGTAATTGGCAACAGGTTACAGTCTAATGTTAATGCACAAAGATCCTGAAGTTCAATTTATAATTGAAACCTTAGAGCGACAAAGGGATCAAGCAGTCACTGAATGTGCTGTTCATTTCAAAGACAAAATTGATCTAATTAATAAAGTTAAAGAATTAGAGCAACTTGTTGATGAAAAAAGCTCTGACAAGGTTTTACAATTAAACAAAAAAGGAAAGTAAAATGGGACAATTTAAACCTATGGTAAAGATGGAAACTACAGAACCTTCAGTGATTTTAAAACTGAAAAAAGGTGGTAGTGCACACAAAAAAATGAAACATGGTGGTGAATCAGGCCACAAGCCAATGAAGAAAATGATGGACGGTGGCGTAATGGGTGCTTTAGCAAACCAACCAGCACTTGTTGGCGGTCCTGCAGCTCCAGTTCAAAGAGTAAGAGCTCCTTCACGCCCTTCAATGGCAGCACGCCGTAGAGCAATGACAGTAGGCAAACCAGCAGTAAGCCAATCACCTCTTTCAAGAGTTCCAATGAAAAAAGGCGGTAAAGCTTGTTATGCAGAAGGTGGCGTAGTAGCTTCATCAGGTCGTATTCCTGTATCAGCTTCTAAAAAAGGCGCAGAGAAATATGTTGATGGCGACATCTCAACAGCAGAACACACTACAAAAACTAGTGGCAAAACTGGCGATGTTAAATATGGCAATGGTGGCGGTTACAAAACTGGCGGCGTTGTTTTAGGTAACGGCGGTGGTTACAAAACTGGTGGTGTTGCTTTAGGTAATGCAGGTGGCTTCAAAAAAGGCGGCAGCTCAAAAAAAGCGTACGCTAACGGTGGTTCAGTGCAAGATGAAGGCAAAGCCGTTAGTATGCCACAAGGTAATAAAAAGCCTTCTACACCTGTATCTATTAGCAAATTATCAGGCACTTTTAAGAAGGGCGGTAACGTTTCTTCAAAAAAATTGCAAGGTGATTTTGATAGAGAAAATGCAACTGCAATGAAAGAAGCAAAATCCGTGCTTTTAGATAAGTATTCACCTTATCAAAAAAAAAAGGGCGGTGAAGTAGAGAGTAAAGCATCGCATGACTCAGAGATGAGACGCATTGGTAAAGTTGAGAAAGAATTAAAATCTCACGAAGCAATGAAAGCATCAAGAGCTCATGCAGGCCTTAAAAAAGGTGGTGTAGCAAAAAAGTATGCTGATGGTGGCATGACAACAGGATATAAAATTCCTATGTCAGCACCAGAAGGCAATACACCTGATAGCGCATACGATGCCGTAATGAAAACAGAGAAATCTGGAAAACGAACCATGATAGATAAACCTGTTAGAAGTAAAGGAACATCTGAAAAGAGATACCCTTCAGGTTTAACTGATAGCGATATTGATAAGCTTATGAACTCTTCAACAATGCAAGAGAAATTAACTCACGATATTGACAAAAAACGTGGTGGTAAAGTAGGTAAGTAACTTAGGACAGGGGAGGCAACTCCCCTTCCACTAATTTTAAAGGATTAATTATGTCAACATTGACTAATGTATTTGCAGTACATGAAGATGCAACAGGTACTATGTATGCTGGTGCAACTAACCTAGCAGGCTATCAGTTAGCATCAGGTGGAACCGCAGGTGAAATTGTATTTCGTGATGGCGGATCAGGTGGAACTGTTTTGTTAAGAGTAAACATTACAACTAACACAGCGGTTATCTCAACGCTAATACCAGGTAATGGTATACGCTTTAATACAGACATTCATGTAACATTGCCAGCAAGTGCTGCTGTTACTATTTTCTGTGGGTAAAAATGCCACTTATTAAATCAAAATCAGAAAAAGCTTTTAAGAAAAATATTTCTACAGAAGTTAAGGCAGGACGACCTGTTAAACAAGCTGTAGCTATTGCTTACTCAGTTAAGCGTATGGCTAAAAAAGCAGAAGGTGGATCTTTAAAATCTGTAGACTCAGAACAAAATCCTGGCCTTGCTAAATTACCAACAGAGGTTAGAAACAAAATGGGATATATGAAAAACGGAGGCTTGTATGCAAATATTAATGCAAAACGCGAAAGAATTAGTCAGGGCAGTGGAGAAAAAATGCGCAAAGTGGGCTCTGAAGGCGCGCCAACAGCTAAAAATTTTAAAGAAGCTGCTAAAACTGCAAAAGTAAAACATGGTGGTGGAGTGCAAAACCCCTAATATGGCTAAAGGTGTAAGTTTATCTATTGGCCGCGGTGAAAAACTTTCTGTATCTCAAGGTGCAGGATTAACTGCTAAAGGCCGTGAAAAATATAATAGAGAAACAGGATCAAATTTAAAAGCACCACAACCACAAGGTGGAGCTAGAAAAAAAAGTTTTTGTGCCCGCATGTCGGGTGTCGTTAAAAATGCAAAGGGTGATGCGCCAAGAGCTAAGGCGTCATTAAGAAGATGGAATTGCTCAGGTTGGTAAAGGAAAAATATGGCTTACTCAGGTACAACAGGCACGACAGTAATAAGTGTTCAGGACGTGATCGATCACGCAGCAAGAAGATGTGGAAAGCTTGCAGAAGAAGTTACATCAGAGCAACAAGTAGCTGCAAGACAATCTTTATACTTCTTTCTATCAAGCTTAATCAATATTGGAATTCAATACTGGGCTATTAACAAAAAAGTATTTGGTTTAAACGCTGATCAATATATATATCCACTACCTCTTGGTGGTGTTGATGTTTTAAACGCTCTTTATCGTACCATAACACGCCCTACACCTAATGCTGATGGCGCTTACATTACATCAGTAGGTTTATCTACGGGAAACTTAGCAAATGTTTTTGACAGTGACATTGACACTTATGCCATACAAAGTGCAGCTAATGGATATTTTGCCCTCAATTACGGTACTGATAATTATATATATGCTGGATCAATAGGATTCATGCCGTATATAGCTAGTCAGGGTACTGCAACTTGGTCGTTTACATATGAATATTCAACTGACGGTGCAACTTGGGTCACCTTGAAGGACATGCCAGATACAGTTGTAACTGATAAACAGTGGATATGGACAGACATTGACCCTGGCCAAACAGTGCAATACTACCGCGTTAGAGGCTACAACGGCACTACTTTAGCGCTTCGCGAATGGTATGTGGGCGACAACTCAACAGAAGTCATGATGTCTCGTTTAAATCGTGATGACTACACAAACTTACCAAATAAAAACTTTACAGCTAATCAGCCATATCAATTTTGGTTTGATCGCAATGTTCCACAGCCAAATATCTATTTATGGCCAACACCTTCTGATCCATTCGTGCAGATGACTGTATGGTACTCACGTCAAATTATGGATGTGGGTGATCTTTCTGGTGAATTAGAAATTCCACAACGTTGGTACGAAGCTATTGTGATGAACCTATCTCACAGAATGAGCCTTGAATTACCACAAGTACCTATGGATCGCGTGCAATATCTTGAAAAAATGGCTGCACAATACCTTAACGAGGCAGAACAAGAAGAAAGAGATAAGTCTCCAATCTATTGGGCTCCTAACATTTCACCGTACACACGATAATGCCAAAATGGTTAGATACTTCAGGATATCCATCAATTGCAATAGCTATATGTGATCGATGCAAGATGAAAAGGCCGTTTTCCGACCTTCAGTCTGACTTTAATTTCCCTGGTTTACGAGTATGCAGTCATGGCTGCAAAGACAATCTTGATCCGTATCGTTTGGCTGCGCGCAAGACAGAACGTATTAATTTAAGATTTCCGCGTCCAGATGTAAGTGTTGCAACTAATCCTAATGAGCTTATTACAGGCGAATATGGAGGCTATGTCATATCTACCGAAGGTAACACACAACAAATACAAAACGATGGTAATTTAGATGGCTTAAGAACAACTCCTCCAGTACTACCAGAACAAGCACAGGACTAAAATGGCAAACGTACAGATAACCCAATTACCTAATGCCAATGCACTCACGGGAAATGAACAGGTACCTGTAGTTCAAAGTGGCATTACTGTAAAGACGACTACAGGTGCTATTGCTGCGGCTTATGGCCCGTTATTAAATGCTGACTTTGTATTGATCAACTATGATCCTACATTACCAAATAGCCGATATTTATCTACTACTTTACCTATAAGACTTACTGATAATGGCGCTGGATTTAGCGCTGTAATTAGCATAGACCCATCAGGTGTTACTGCAGGGTCTTACACTAACGCTAACATTACAGTCAATTCTAAAGGCCTTATTACTGCAGCATCTAATGGAACGGATAATCTTGGTGTTACATTAATTAATACAGGTACTGGCCTTACTGGTGGCCCTATTACAACAACTGGCACTATTTCTATTGATGGCACTGTTGTAACGCTTACAGGATCACAAACGCTTACAAACAAAGTTATAAGCGGTTCAAACAATACATTATCTAATATTGCAAATGCATCACTTACAAACTCATCTGTTACTTATAATGGTGTAACAGTTGCGCTAGGTGGCTCTGGAACTATTTCAACGGTTAATCCATATGCACTAACTGCAGGAACTGGCCTTACTGGTGGTAGTTATGATGGATCTGTTGCAAAAACTTTTGCTATTGACTCAACTGTAGTAACGCTTACAGGCACGCAAACACTTACAAATAAAACCATAAGCGGTACAAGCAACACGCTTACTAACATTGCAAACGCATCATTAACTAATAGCTCAATTACTATTGGATCAACTACAGTTTCATTAGGTGGCACTATTACATCATTTACTGGTGTAACAATAAATGCATCACTCAATACATTAACAAATATTCCTAATGCATCTTTAACTAATAGCTCATTTACAATCAATGGCACGACAATAAGTTTAGGTGGAACAGATACAATTACAGCATCTGTTGCTTATCCATTAACGATTGGTACAGGCCTTTCTGGTACAAGTTATAATGGGTCAGCAGCAGTTACTATTGCTATTGATTCCACGGTAGTCACACTTACTGGTACACAAACATTAACTGGTAAATCAATAAGTGGCGCCACAAATACATTAACAGCTATACCTAACATAGCATTAGATAACAGTTCAATTACAATTAATGGAACACCTGTAAGCCTTGGCTCATCAATTACTATCACAGCTTCAATTGACACATTAACAATAGGCACTGGCTTAACAGGAACAAGTTTTAATGGATCTGCTCCAGTAACAATTGCAATTGATTCAACCGTTGCAACATTGACAGGCACTCAAACACTCACTAACAAAACAATTAGTGGCAATGACAACACATTAAGCAATATTGGCAACGGCTCACTTACTAACAGCTCAGTTACATACAACGGAACAACAGTAAGTCTTGGTAGCTCAGGCACAATTACGGCGGCAAATCCAAACGCATTAACGATTGGCACTGGATTGACTGGAACGTCTTATGATGGTTCAACCGCAGTTACAGTGGCGATTGACTCCACTGTAGCTACACTTACTGGCACGCAAACACTTACAAATAAAACACTTACTACACCTGTAATCTCTAGCATTACAAATACAGGGACCATTACATTACCTACCTCTACAACAACTTTAGTAGGTACAGACACATCAGATACGCTTACTAACAAATCAATTAGTGGCTCGACAAACACACTAACTAATATTGGTAACGCATCACTAACAAATAGTTCTGTCACTATTGGATCTACAAATGTTGCATTGGGCGCAACTGCTTCTACATTAGCAGGATTGACAACCGTTACAGTAACTCAAGACCCAACATCAGCTCTTGAATTAGCTACTAAACAGTATGTTGATTCTGTTGCTTCAGGGCTTAATTTTCATCAGCCAGTACAGTATGCAACAACAACAGCATTAGGTGCATACACTTATAACAATGGTACTTCAGGTGTTGGCGCCACTATTACAAAAAACGCACCTTATTCTACGCTTTCTATAGATGGCCATACATTTACTGTAACTGACATTGGTGTACGTGTATTAATTAAAGATGAGCCTGCAGTGGGAGGTTTTGATGCATATAATGGCGTATATACAGTAACAGCAATAGGATCAGCATTAGTCCCTTGGGTACTTACTAGAGCTACCGATTATGATACAGCAGGAACAGGCATAAATGAAATTGATGCTGGTGACTTTGTATTTGTTTTACAAGGATCAACTCAAGCAAATACATCATTTGTTCAACAAACTCAATTACCTATTGTTGTTGGTACAACACCATTAATTTTTGTTCAGTTTGGCGCTCCAATTACTTATTCAGCAGGCACGGGATTAAACCTATCGCCAGCAACAACATTTAATATTTCAAATACTGGTGTAGCTGCTGCTACATATGGTTCCGCATCATCTGTTCCAGTCATTGCAATTAATGCACAAGGTCAAATTACTTCTGCTACGGATACATCAATTGCTATTGCAGCAAACCAAATTACATCAGGAACTATTGCTGTAAATCAAGGTGGCACAGGTGCAGTTACGCTTACTGGCTATGTTTCAGGAAATGGAACATCAGCATTTACAGCTTCAGCAACAGTACCTACTACAGACCTTTCAGGCACTATCAGCAATGTCCAATTAGCTAATAGTTCAATCACCGTCAACGGTAGTAATATCAGTTTGGGTGGGTCTGCTACGGTTACTGCCAACACTTCTAATTCTCTTACATTTAATAACGGCGGTTCTGGAGCTGCTTCAGGCACTACGTTTAATGGCTCTGCTGCACAAACTATATCTTATAACACTTTAGGCGCTCCAAAAGCCGACGGTACTGATGCTACTGGAACTTGGGGAATTAACATATCTGGCAATGCAGCGACTGCAACTACAGCTACAACAGCCACATCTGCTACAACAGCGACTAATATAGCTGGTGGTGCTGCTAATTCATTACCATATCAAACAGGATCAGGTGCTACAGGATTTATAGCTATTGGATCAAGTAGCCAAGTTTTAACTGTAGTCGCAGGCGTTCCTACATGGGCAACCCCAGGCGCAGTTTCAGCGGTAACTACATTTAGCGCAGGTACTACAGGATTTACACCAAATTCAGCTACCTCTGGCGCAGTGACTTTAGCTGGTACATTGAATGTAGCTAACGGCGGTACTGGGGCCACAACCTTATCTGGCATTGTTTTTGGTAACGGAACATCCGCATTTACGGCAGCAACAGGATCAGAAATCGTAACCGCTATTGGCGCTACAGCCGTAACTAACGCTACAAATGCTACAAACGCCACAAATACAACAAATACAGGTATTACTGACGATACCACAACTAACGCGACAGTTTACCCAACTTGGGTGACTGCAAATACGGGTAACTTACCGCAAAGAGTTACCTCAACAAAATTGACTTTTAACCCGTCTACTGGTGTGTTAACATCAACAGGCGGTATCTCTGGAGGCTCATTTTGAAAACTTGTTCTAAATGCAATAAAATTAAAGATTTTTCTGCATTTTACAATCGAAAAGATTCTAAGGACGGAAAGCAAAAATGGTGCAAAATTTGCGATAACAAAAGAACGTTTGAATACAGAGAAGAAAATAAAGATAAAGTTTTAAAAACAAGAGAACAATACCGTCTAAAAGCAAAAGAAAAAATGCGAAATTATTTTGCTAATTGGAGAAAAGAAAACAAAGAATTAACTGTTTTTTACGCAAACAAAAGAAGAGCTTTAAAGTTAACCTGCACTCCAAAATGGGCAGATGAAAATAGAATTAAAGAGTTTTATCAAAAAGCTAGGATTTTAAGCGAGTCTAGTGGAATTATTTATCATGTTGATCATGTAATACCTTTAAAAAATGATCTAGTATGCGGCTTACATACGCATGATAATTTACAAATAATAAGCAGGGATTTGAATTTGCTTAAATCCAACAAATTTAATTTAGAGGTCTAATTATGGCACAATCAGGCTATACGCCCATACAATTATATTACAGCACCACTGCTACTAATACGCCCGCTGCTGTCGATTTAGCAAACGGTGAATTAGCTATTAACATACCTGACGGTAAACTATTTTATAACGATGCTGGTGTTGTTAAGGTGATTGCGAGCTCTGCAGTTAATGGCACGGTAACTTCAGTTTCTGTTGTTTCAGCTAATGGATTTGCAGGCACAGTTGCTACCTCCACAACAACTCCAGCAATCACATTAACGACAACAATTACAGGCGTCTTAAAAGGCAACGGTACTGCAATTAGTGCTGCAGTTGCAGCAACTGATTATGTAGCTCCATCAGCTTACGCATCAGCTAACGGCCTTACAATGGCTACTGCAAGACTATTAGGTAGAACAACTGCCTCTACTGGCTCCGCTGAAGAAATTACTGTTGGATCTGGATTAACTTTATCTGCTGGTACTTTAACATCCACTGGATCAGGTGGTACGGTAACTACAGTATCCGTAGTATCTGCCAACGGCTTTACTGGAACTGTAGCAAATCCAACAACTACACCAGCAATTACTTTAGCAACATCAATCACTGGTATTTTACAAGGCGATGGAACTGCCATTAGCGCAATTAGTGTAGGCACAGGGCTGTTATTTAGCACAGGCACATTATCTAATTCTGGTGTAACTTCATTTACATCAAGTTCTGGATTAAGCACAAATACATCAGCTACAGGAGCAGTATCAGTAACAAACACAGCACCAATGACCTATCCATCTGGATCAGGTATTGCAGTAGTCACTTCAGGTACTTCATGGGGAACTACATTAACCGCACCAAGTGGCGCTATTGTAGGTACAACAGATACACAGACATTAACTAACAAACGTATTACATCAAGAGTTACCTCAATTACTGGCGCTGCAGGTGGTACAATCACCCCAACAAGTGATGCCTCAGATCAATACAACATTACAGCCTTAGGTGCTACAGCTTCTTTTGCAGTACCAAGCGGTACCCCAACAGACGGACAAAAACTATCAATTCGTATTTATAGTGCTGCCGCACAAACTATCTCATGGACAACAACTTCTACTGGTTACCGAGTCATCGGTACCACATTGCCAACAACTACAGGCGTAGGTAAGACATACTATGTAGGTTGCGTATGGAATGCAGCTGATTCATTCTGGGATGTTGTTGCAGTAGCAACACAGGCTTAATAAATGGCAATAGCATTCGTAGCCCCAGGTGCAGTAGCAACAGGAACTAACCCAACGGTAACCGTTCCCCCTTTTTATAATGAAGGTAACTTATTAATTATTGTTACCACAGGTTCCGCAACACCTACTACACCTACTGGCTGGACCCAACGTTATGCTCAAGGTGTTAGTAGATTTGTTACAATACTTACCCGATACGCAAGTTCTTCTGAAGCATCTGTAGCACTTACATTAAGTGGAACAACATCTAAAGCGGTTATGCTCTGTTATAGCGGAGCTGGTAGTTATGATGTTGTTGGCACTATGGCTACAGGTATATCAACAGCTCCCGCAACTGTTTCTCAAACAACAACTTATGCTAATGACTACATCATAAGTATATATGCATGCAGCTCAATTAGCGCCTCCACATTTACTGCACCTGCTGGCACCACATCAAGAGTAAACTCAGGTAGCACGGGCAGTGTCAGCGGCTTGTTACTAGTAGACGAGTTACAAGCTGCGGCTGGAGCATCAGCTGTTAGAACCGCAACTACAACTGTAGGATTAGGGTGGTCAGCCATTAACATATCATTTGTGCCTACTCGTACGCTTTACTGGGTTGGTGGTACAGGTACCTGGGATACAACAACAACAGGTAATTGGGCTAATACATCAGGAGGAATTCCTGGAACTATTAAGCCCCCAGTACAAAATGAAATTGTTAACATTGATACATCGTCTGGTACGGGCACTATTACGTGTGGTGCGGGTGTTTGTGGAGACTTATCAGTTACTGCGTCTCAAGCAATTGTATTAGGAGCCGCTTCATCTACACTATCTGTTTATGGAACTTTATCCTTTCCAAGTGGAGGATCATTTAGTGCATCAACTAATGCAAATACTATTACTATGGCCGCAACATCAGCCAAAACAATTACAACCAATGGAAAAACTTTTTCATCATTAACATTTAATGGTGTAAGTGGAAACTGGACACTTCCAAGCGCTGTTACAGCAACAGCTGCTGTTACATTAGGAAATGGAACTATAACACTTAGCACTAATACAACTACATTATCTTGCGGATCCTTTTCATCGTCTAATTCCAATACTCGTGTCATTGCTTTTGGTACAGGCGCTATCACTACTACTGGCTCTGGAACTGCTTGGACAACTGGTATAGCTACAAACCTTACTTACACAGGTACGCCTACAGTCAACATATCTAATAATTCCGCAACAGCCACGAGTATTATTCCAAACACAGTAGGCGGAGCGGCAACTAATGCATTTAATTTTAATTTTACAACTGGTACATATGCACTAACATTGTCATCAGGATCTGTTGTTGGATCATTAAATTTTACAGGTTTCACTGGTTCATGGTCACCTAGTGGTAACACATGCACATTTTATGGTTCATTAACTCTAGTATCTGGCATGACATTTACCGCAGGTAATGGCGCTTGGACTTTTGCTGCAACCTCTGGAACACAAACAATTACATCAGCTAGTAAATCATTACCCTCTATTACACAAGATGGTGTTGGTGGCACAGTACGATTAGCATCAGGCACCACAACAATGGATGCCAATAGAACCTATACCTTAACAAATGGTACTTTAGATGTAGGCACTAACACAGCCACATTATCTACAGGTTTATTCTCATCAACTAATACTAATGTTCGTTCAATTATTTTTGGCACAGGTAACATAACTACCACAGGTTCTGGTACTGCATGGACAACTGCTACTGCTACAAACCTTACTTACACAGGCACGCCTACAGTTAATATTTCCAACTCTGGTGCCACAGCCACTACTATAACTGCAGGCACAACAGGTGGCACAGAAAATAATTCATTTAATTTTAATTTTACTACGGGCACATACACTCTTACTACAACAACTAACTCTTATTTCAGAGGATTAGACTTTACAGGCTTTACAGGTACCTGGGCTTTTGGATCTACTGCCGCAATATTGATATATGGTAATTTCAAGCTTGTATCAGGCATGACAGTATCAGGAGGCAGTTTTACTAGTAGATGGATTTTTTCAGGAACTTCTGGTGTACAAACAATTACTTCGGCTGGTAAAACACTACTTACCACCTCAATTAGTAACACAGGCACTTCTGTTAAATTATTAGATGCTACAACTTTTTCAACCGACGGAATATATTTAAATAATGGCACCCTTGATTTAAATTCGCAAACTATTAGTGGAGGATATACGTTATTGCAAGATTCTCCAGGGGGATCTGCTACTTTTATTAATGGCACTTTAGCCCCTGTATCGGTTAGTCACTCTTTTGGCACATTAACATTATCTCCTTCTGGAATTCTTACAGCTACAGGTACTTATAGTTTTACGAATGTAGGATCATTAATATTAGGAAGTAACACATTAACTTGTACTACATTTAGTGGAGGTGGCTCAAGCGCTCATTCTATTGACTTTGGTACAGGCCAAATTACTTTAACTGGTAATGCTGCAACAATTTGGAGTACAAGTTCTGGCTTGACCTACTCAGGCACAGCAAAAATTGTTTCAAATTATTCAGGATCAACAGGTACTAGAACATTTACATTTGGCGCATTCACAGTACCATTTACTGTAGGATCTGGATCAGGTAACCAATTTTCATTTGGTACTGCTGGTACGGATATAATTACAGTTACTGGATCAATGGCATCGCTTGACTGGACTGGATTTACTGGAACGTGGTCAGGCGGCACATCAACAATGTCTATTACCTCAGGCAACCTAACACTAGTATCTGGCATGACATGTACTGCAAGTACAGGCGCTATATCATTTACTGCGACATCTGGAACTCAAGTTCTAACATCAGCTGGCAAGACAATTAATCCAATCACAATCAATGGTGTAGGTGGCACAGTTCAGTTAGCAGATGCCGCGTCTATTAATAATGCAACAACCTTAACTAATGGTACGTTAAATTTAAATAACCAGACACTAAGTACACTAACATTTTCATCGAGTAACTCAAACACACGAGCTATTCAATTTGGTACTGGAAACATCACAACTACTGGCTCTGGCACTGTATGGACAACTGCAACAGCTACAAACCTTACCTACACTGGCACCCCAACTGTAAACATATCAAACAATAGCGCTACTGCTACTACTGTTACAACTCATACGACTGGCGGCACATCTACTAATGCATTTGACTTTAACTTTACTACGGGTACTTATGCTCTTACTTTAACAACAGCTTCAGTAGTAAAGTCATTAGACTTTACAGGCTTTACTGGTACATGGTCTCCATCAACAGCCACTTGTACATTTTATGGTAACTTAACTTTAGCGTCTGGCATGACCTTTACTACAGGTACAGGTATTTGGACATTTGCCGCAACATCAGGTACGCAAACAATTACCTCCGCTAGTAAAACACTTTATGCTATTACTCAAAACGGCGTTGGGGGTACAGTTGCATTAGGAGATACTTTTGTTTCAAATAATACTTATACATTAACTAACGGCACATTTAATGCAAGTAACCAAAACTTTACAGCTGCTAATTTCTCAAGCTCTAATGCCAATACAAGAACCATCACAATGGGTTCAGGTACATGGACATTATCAGGTACAGGCACTGTTTGGAATACAGCCACTACCACAGGCTTAACATTTAATAAAAACACGGCTAACATTGTATTATCCAATACCACAACAACTGCTAGAACTTTTGCAGGCGGCGGATTGACATATAATAATTTAACAATAGGCGGTGCCACAGGAATCTCTACAACTACATTTACAGGCAATAATACATTTAATACTTTAGCCTCAACTAAAACTGTGGCTCATACTATTACACTACCAGCAAGCGGCACTACAACAGTAGCTGATTGGACAATCACAGGCACATCTGGCAACGTAGTTACACTTAATTCATCAACGGCTGCAACACAGTCAACATTAACTAAAACTGGGGGCGGTGTCATTAGCGGCATAGATTATTTATCAATTCAAGACTCAAATGCCACCCCAGCAACTACATGGTATGCAGGGGCAAACTCAACTAATGTAAGCAATAATACTGGCTGGATATTTGGAGCAGTCCCAAGTGCAGCTAATAGCAACTATTTCTTATTATTTTAAAGAGCAAAAATGAAGACATTTTTTACTAAAATTATTCAAAAAGGTAAGTTATACTTAGCTAAATTATTCAATAAACAAGGAAAATAACATGGACAAAAAATTAGAACTTTCACTTGAACTAGCAAACCAAATTACGGCGTATTTAGGGACAAAACCTTACCAAGAAGTCTTTCACCTAATTACAGCTTTACAAGAAGCTGCTAAAGAACAAGGTTTAGTAGCACCTAAAGAAGAACCAAAATCGGAAGAATAATGGAAGAACAGGGCAAAGTTATTCCTATTCCAAATCTCAATAACGGAAGAAGAAGGAAATAAAGCATGACTGCACCAAAAGTAGACGACATAGAACATCGTTTAAGCACTCATGAGGAAATTTGTGCTTTAAGATATGAAGCGATAGGAGCAAGACTTAAAAGATTAGAAAGCATCTTGATGGCATCTGCTGGTGCCATTATCCTGCTGCTTTTAAGTATTGTATTAAAATGAACATGGAAAAATTAGCTAGTATGTTGTTTCCTGTAATAGTCTCGGCTATTGCCTGGTTGCTTACATCTATGGCATCTATTCAATCAGATTTAATTGCTATTAAGTCTAAAATGCCTAACCTTATTACAGAACAAGGTGTACCTACAGATAGCCCAATCTCAGTAGAAGCTAGAGCTAAACTGAAAGAGGAATTAAGAGCCCAGATGGGTGAACTTAATGTACGTATTAGAATTTTAGAAGAGCATGATATGCAAAGGAAGGGTAAATAATGTTTAGTATTATTAGTGGTATATTAGGTTTTGCTACAAGCGGACTTCCAAGTCTATTATCATTTTTTCAACAAAAGGGTGACCAAAAACATGAACTTGAAATGGCTAAAATGCAAAACGAACAACAGCTTGCAATGGCTGAAAGAGGCTTTAAATCAGCTGAACGCGTGGAAGAAATTAAATTTGAAGAAGCTCAAGTTGAAGCTTTCGCTCAAGAAAAAGTAGCATTATATGCTCAAGCAGCTAAAGAAGCTGACGGTGCTGCAAGTTGGATCATTAACTTAAGAGCTAGTGTAAGACCTATGGTGACTTACATCATCATATCTTTATTAGTGTTTGTAGATGTGGCTGGACTTATTTGGGCTATACACACAGGTGTAGATTTTGGCACAGCATTAACTGCAGTATTTTCAGAAACCGAAGAGGCTATTTTAACGTCAATCATTGGTTTTTGGTTTGGATCACAAGCTTTTAGCAAAAAATAATGAAGACTTCAGATGCGGGCATTGAGCTTATTAAGCATTTTGAAGGTGTTCGTTATAGGCCTTACAAGTGCGCTGCTGGGCTGTACACAATTGGTTACGGACACCTCATTGGTGATGGTAAACAACTCCCTGATAGTTACAACAAAACTTTCACAGGAGCAGAAGTAGATGCTTTACTTAGAAAAGACCTTAGTAGATTTGAGCGGGGTGTTGCTATGCAACTTCCTGTGCCTCTTAAGCAATGTGAGTTTGATGCTTTGGTTAGTTTTAGCTTTAATCTTGGTCTCGGAACATTACAAAGATCAACACTCCGTCAAGCGATGTTACGCGGAGATAAAAAAACGGCTGCAGAAAATATTTTAAAATATTGCAGAGCAGGTGGAAAGATATTAAAGGGCCTTCAACTTCGAAGGCAAGCAGAATATAAATTATTTTTAAGAGGTTAGTATGACAGTCGCAGCAGTAATGACATATGATACGTTGGTTGAAAATATTCAATCATACTTAGAGCGAACAGACACCGCCACATTAGATAAGATACCTCTTTTCATTATGTTGGCAGAGCAAGTCATTGCTTCAGAAATCAAGTTTCTAGGTAACTTAACAGTCGTTGAGAGCACTATGGTTGCTAGTAATCCTGTTATTGTTAAACCAGTTCGTTGGCACAAAACAGTGTCTATGAATGTTACTGTAGACGGTGTAAAAAACCCTGTGCTACTTCGTAAGTATGAGTACTTAAGAGAATATTGGCCAGATGAAACGCAAACAGATGTACCTAAATATTATTGTGATTATAATTATGAAAATTGGTTAGTAGCTCCCACACCAACAACAAACTACACTTTTGAAGTTCTTTACTACGAGCGCGTACAGCCATTAGACTCAAGCAACCAAACTAACTGGTTCACTATCTATGCGCCACAAGCATTGCTATATGGTTCATTATTGCAAGCTATGCCATTCCTTAAAAATGATGAGCGCACACCTATTTGGCAAGCACAATACAAAGCTATTATGGATACACTTAAAACAGAAGATATCCAACGTATTGGCGATCGTCAAGCCACTGTATTGGATACATAATGCCATCATATACAAGCCCGTTTACTGGTGACGTAATCATCCCAACGGATGTAAGTTATGCCGCCTATGAGCTAACTACAGACATTCAATTAGAGTGGCCTTCTAATGTAACCACGCCTGAAAACGTGGCGGCACGTATTATGGATATTACGCCTGATACTGGGTGGCTTGGTATGCCTCCAGCTAATCAAATATCAGTAGGTCAGGATGCTTTAATACGTAATCTTGGTGCCATACCATTTGATGTATTAACTTATGATGGCGACACAATTGTTTCTGTTCCAGATGGTAAATCAGTTTATATATATGTTACAGAAAATGACACTACTGCAGGCACATGGGGTGTTATTGATTTTGGTGCTGGCACATCAGGTGGCACGGCATCGGAGCTTGCAGGACTTGGGTTACTTGCAATATCAACAACGCTTAATCAAAGCCATCCAGTACAAACATTTGCTGATGCATATACATTCATAAGTTCTGATCGCGCTCAAAATAAATTATGGACTGGCGGAGCTGGAACAGTAAATTTACCTTTGGCTTCAACGCTAGGTGATAACTGGTTTACTATTCTTAAAAATAATGGTACTGGCACATTAACAATAACTGCAACAGCACCAGAAACTATCGACTTACAGTCTACAAAAACAATTCAGCCTGATGAAGCAGCGTTCGTCATGTGTGATGGTACACAATATTTTACTGTAGGCTATGGACAAAGCCCTAACTTCTTATTTACAGCGCTTGTTAAACCAGTAACTTCTGGTACGGTTATTTTAAATACAAACGAAGCTACTTCTATTATTCAAGAGTATGTAGGCTCTCTTACTGGGGATGTGACAGTTGTATATCCTCCAGTAGTAGCTCTTTATGTTATTAGTAATCAAACTACAGACAATGGATACTCATTAACCATTACTACATCTTCTGTTGGCGGCGCTACAGTTGCTATTCCAGTTGGCCAACAAGCTTCTGTTATTTCTGATGGTGTCAACTTTTACAATGCTAATACAGTACAAGCTGGCGGATCAACTACTCAACTTGTAGATGGAAGTGTAAGCAGCCCTTCATTAAGTTTTATTAATGAGGCTTCAACTGGTATCTATAGACCAAGTGCAACTAATATGGGTTTTACAGTGATTGGAACTGAAAGATTAAATGTTAATACAACTGGCGCACAAGTTACTGGCGACGTCGAAGCTACTGGCACGGGAAATTTTGAAGGTGGTATTTCAGGTGGAGATTTCAATTGACCAAAAAAGTATTTGCAATTGATACCCAAGCTGGCATACAACGCGATGGTACACTGACAGACCGTATCTATTACGAAGATGGAAGATGGTGTCGTTTTCAACGTGGTCGCCCAAGAAAAATTTTAGGCTTTCGTGAAATTACTGCTACTTTAGCGGGCCCTAGCAGGGGCATATACCTTGATCCTAATGATGGATTTAATAATATTTTTAGTGGATACAATAATGGTCTTCAAGTTGTAGCTATCAACAATTTAGGTATTGGTAGTGGTATACAAGATTTTACGCTTACAGGATTTACGCCAAATGATAATAACCTTTGGCAAATGGATTCAGAGTTTGACTCTGGCGGTACTAATCAACAAACACTACTAGCTCATCCTGGACAAAACTTAACTAAAATTGACAGCACTGTAAACACACCTGTATTAGGTGGAGATATCAATGGTACATCATTAGCACCTATTGGTATATTTACAGCAACGGGGGCAACAAATTCAACTGATACTATTACGCTTGATGCTATCAATCCGCTTATTGGCGCAGGCCAACTAATTACTGACTCAGCTGGGGATATTCCAGCGGGAACCACAGTCGTGTCCGTATCAGGAACCTCTGTTGTACTTTCAGAAGATGCCACAGGATCTACAGGCAGCAATACATTTACTTTTGACAATCAAATTTCAGTGTCTGGCGGTGTAGTTGTACTACATCCTTATACGTTTGTATATGGCAACAACGGGCTTATTAAAAATTGTGCAGCAGGCAATCTTAGTGACTGGGTATCTACAGATTCAAACGAAACAAATGTAGCCTCCACAAAAATTGTAAAAGGCCTTCCAGTTCGAGGCGGATCTAATGCGCCATCAGGTTTATTCTGGGCACTTGATTCACTTATTCGCGTATCTTATAACCCAACTACAGTCACTGTTGGCGGCACTCCAAACACATTCTATTGGCGTTATGACGTTATTTCATCACAAACATCTATTCTTTCATCGCAATCAGTTATTGAATATGATGGTATTTATTATTGGATTGGCGTCGACCGATTTATGCTATACAACGGCGTTGTAAAAGAAATTCCAAACACATTTAATCAAAACTATTTTTTTGATAATTTAAATTACGCGCAAAAACAAAAAGTTTACGCAAATAAAGTACCTCGTTATGGTGAGATTTGGTGGTTTTATCCTAGAGATAATTCTACAGAATGTAACGATTGTATTATTTATAACATAAGAGAAAATTGCTGGTACGACGTAGGTGAAGCATTAGGCGCTAGACGCTCAGCTGGCTACTTCTCTCAAGTATTTCCATATCCAATTAATGCTGGATGGGAAATTAATGCTACAGGTGGTGTTGATGGATTTGAAATTGTTGATCCTGGATCTAGCTACACAGATGGCGTTTATCCATATCAAGTATTAGCTAATTTAGATGGAAATATATCTGCTATTGCAACGATTACAGTTGCTGGCGGAGTTGTTACAGAAGTGCAAATAACAACACATGGTACAGACTATGCTGTAGGTGATGTATTAATTGCGCCAACACTTCCAGATGGAGCGGATTTTGCAATGATTATTACAACAATAATGAGTTATGTATCATTATTTCAACATGAAACTGGAACAGATGCTATCTATACAGGCCCAACAGGTGGAGTGGTCACAGCTATTCAAAGTTACTTTGAGACATCTAACTTAGGTTGGGTATCTGGCGGGCCTGCTCAGCAAGTCCCAACAGGCGATAATTATTGGTTAAGATTAGAGCGTGTAGAGCCTGACTTTGTAATGACTGGCGACATGACTTTAGTAGTTACAGGACGACCTTTTGCGCAAGGTGACGACCAAGAATCTAGCCCTTATACATTTAATCAAAACACAAGTAAAATTGATATGCGTGAACAACGCAGAGAATTAAGATTAAGATTTGAAAGTAATGTCACTGGTGGTAACTACCAACTTGGTTATGTATTACTTGATGCTGATGTCGGTGATGTGAGACCGTACTAATGGCACTAGCACTTGTATATGATCCAAGATTCCACACCTTTAACTCATGGGCAAGTCTCATGGTTGAAGCTTATAGTGGTCAGCAATTACAAATACCAGGTGACGAAGACACTTGGAAAGACTGGGCTGTAGGACTTAAAGGTATTGATACATTTACTAATGAAGGTATACCAGGCCCATACATATATGAAAACTGGCAAGATTGGGCAGAGGCTATTGTGAATGCCGTTAATCAAAGGACTGATAATGACCAAGCAGCATAAACATCATAAAGAACATAAGCCAAAAAAGAATCCATTGCATGGCACTGGCACAATGACGACACAAGAAATTGTGCAACAAAATGTTGAGCGCATGGAACCAGGACAAGACTGGAAACAAGTCTATTCTTATTTGTATCACGGCATACAATCAAATAAATTTAGAATGCTAAGGCATCACAACTCACTTTTATTTTTTAAAGTAGAGTCTCCTGTAGCTTCTAACGCGCATATATTTACAACAGATAAACAAGAAGACATTGTTAAAGCTTTAACTGCTTTTGGTAGATCATTACATGTATCAGGCTTTACACAACTAACAGCATTTGTTCGTGTGCCATCACTGTTAAGATTAATTAGAAAAGCAAACTCACAAAAATTTGAAGTCCATGATGAAGCAGTTAGGCCTTATGGTGATACTGGTGAAGTTACTGGATATAAATTAAAAATTAATTTAAAGGCTGGTAAATAATGGGATTTGTCGGAGATGCAATTGGCGCCGTATTTGATGCGGTAGGAAGTGTACTTGAAGTTATTATTGATAATGCATTACCAATTATTGAAACAATTGCATTTGATTACTTTGTAGCTCCAGGTTTTGGATCCTTTATATCAAGCGCTTTTGATGTTGCAGCAAACATTGGATCAAATATAGCTTTAGGTATTGGCCATGCTGCTATTTCTGCTCTTAATGGTGGAAGCTTAGCAAGTATTGCTGCCGCTGGTATTGTTCCTTTTGTATCAGACCCAATCTTACAAAAACAATTATTTGGCTCTGCATTAGTAGATCCAACAAAAGTGTTAGATGCAGCCACGGGACAAATGGTTCCAGCTGGACTATTTAATAAAGCTGTTGATAGTCTTCTTGGCGATTCTACATTTGCGCCTGTTCTTTCTGGCGCATTAGGTAAAGCTACATCAGCTGGCGTCATTGCTGGAATTACTGGTGGTGACATCATAGATGCAGCAACTACTGCTGGTATTAGCTCAATTACAACTCAATACATGGGCAAAGCTTGGGAAGCAGCAAAAGCTAACTCACCAGCTATTCAAAGTATTTCAAATGGATTTACAAATACTGTAAATTCAATTAAAGGTGTATTGCCTACATTTTCAAAAGCGTCAGATTTACAAACTAAAGCACAAGTGGCCGCAGATGCATACAATAAAGAATATACAGATAGCAATTATGCAAGTTTAAAAGCTAGATACGATGCTCAAATTACAGCATACAATGCAGCTAAAGATGCAGGCGATGCAGATACTGCAAATCCAATTGCGGCAAATTTAAATGATAATATTATTCCAGCATTAAATGCAGCAGCAACAAAATTAACTGAATTAAACAGTGTCTATCAAACAGCCACTGGCAATATGAATACCTTTACAGGTGAAAAAATTAATGTAGCAGATCTTAGTTCGCAAGTTGGCACAACAGTTACTGATGTAGGCGGTGGTAAATATCAATTTACTTTAAAACCAATTGAAGTTTTACCAGATGGAACCATAAGAGAAGGCGCTCCAATTACAACCACCATTGATTCAAATATGACTAATGGTGACTTATTAGGTAACAAAGAAATATTAGGTATATTTGATAATTTAAATAATTTGCAAGGCCAATACGACACAGTATCTGGCTCTATACAAGCTGCATATGACCTATACGCATACTCAAACAACTCAGACGCACAATCAAAAGCAATTCAAAGTGGTGACATTGCTAAAGCTGTTGAATTACAAAAAGAACAAGAAAAGATTCAAACAGATTTAACTAAAACAAATACTGTATTGCCTAAAGACAAACAAGTTGTTATTTCTCCAGAACTAAAAAATAAAACACAAATTATTAATTCAATTGTAGATACTCAAAAAATATTAGATTCTGGAAAAGTTGCATCAGGACTTAGTGCAAGTGCAACATTAGTTGATTTGACAGATAAAGAAAAAGAGTATTTAAAAGAAGCGTTGAATATAAACAAACAAAAGTTATCTATTGTTAATAATGATCCAAATAATCTTTATGCACAACAGAAGGCAGCAATTGATTCTGGAGATTTTGCAAAAGCAGCAACAATCCAAAAAAACATTGAAAACCTTTCAACAAATACCACTCAGTTGCGTTCAAAATACGGCTTAGCTGGTAGTGCGGTTAACCTAGCGCTTAAATCAGTATTAGATGGCGACACTCCAAAAAATTTACAAATTAATAATAAAGAACAATATGTTCTTGATCAACTTGTTAAAAAACCAACTGATGCTGCATTATTAGATATTGCAAAAAAACAAGTTAGTACAGACCCAAATCAACCGCAAGGAAATCCTAAACTTGGAATTAGTATCAATTCCAATCAAGCGATGCAAGGCGCGTCTGGAAAATATTATACAATTAATCCTAAAGCTGGAACAATTACACCTATACAACTTCCACCACCACCAACTGGCGATTTAAAATCTATTGAAACTTACAATAATGCTATAGACAGACTTAATGCAAAATATGGCACGCATGAAATACAAGGAATAAATATTCCAATAGGATTAGACCGAAACTTTGATGCAACCAAAGCAATAGAATTAAATAACAACATAGCAAAATATAATGCTGAAAACGGAACAAACATTTCTTCTGTGCCTACGGCCATACCTGAGAAAGGTGTTATAGGAAACTCTATAGATGCTAACAATTATAATAAGGCTGTAACAAATTTCAATAATAATTACGGAACAAAGATTCCTACACTTTCCTATTTACCTCCACCACCGCCACCAACGGGAGCTTTATTAAATAGCGCAACAACAATAAATAATTACAATACAAAAATTGATAAATACAATGCTGAATATGGAACTAATATTGCTCATGTTGCGGTGCCAGGTACAACAACTACACCTACAACACCTACAACACCTACAACACCTACAACACCTACAACGCCGACCACGCCTACGACGCCTACGACGCCTACAACACCACCTACTCTTACTCAAACACAAATGGCTAATGCTGCGTTATACAAAGATCAAGGATATAAAGACTTACAAGCAAGAGTAGAACAGGCTCAAACAATGTTACGCACAGAAGGGTTTAAAAATATACAAGCTAATTCTGTAATATTAAATCAAGCACAAAAAGCTGCAAATGATTACAAAACAAACTTTGTAAATAATTACATAGCTAATCCGCCAGCGCCACCTGTAACGCCGCCAGTCACACCACCTGTTACTCCACCTGTTACTCCACCTGTCACTCCGCCAGTTACACCTCCAACGGATACAGGTACGACAACACCTACTACACCAGGCGTAACAGATACTATTGGCAACATTATTCAAAATCCACCAGTGGTGCCACCTGTTACTCCACCAGTTGTTACACCTCCAGTGACACCGCCTGTGGTACCTCCTGTAACACCGCCCGTAACTCCTCCTGTAGTAGAGCCACCAGTAGTGACTCCTCCAGTTGTTACGCCGCCTGTTACTCCGCCAGTAGAGCCACCGATAACACCTCCAGTGACTCCTCCTGTTGTTGAACCGCCAGTTGTGACACCACCAGTCGTTACTCCTCCTGTAACGCCTCCAGTGGTCACACCTCCTACTGAGCCTGTAACCCCACCAGTGGTAACGCCGCCAGTGGTTACACCACCAATAGTTGAACCACCTGTGACACCTCCTGTAGTTACGCCACCAGTGGTTACGCCGCCTGTCACACCACCAGTGACACCACCAAGTACGCCAGTGGGAGGTATAACACAAAATTCATTAGGTCAATTTGTAGATACCCTTGGTCGCGTCTTTACAAGACAAATCATTAATGGCGTAATTAACTACACGCTTAATAGCGTTATTAATGGTGGAACACCAACAGGACCTACAAGACCTACATACGTAAGACCACCTTCACATGTCGATATAAGCACTTTAACTCCCGTATCTGGCATAGGAGGCCTTGGACAAACTTCAACAGGAGGTGTACAATCTCCTGGTGGAGGTCTACCTTCAACACCCCCATCTAAAGTTGATGTAAGTACTTTAACGCCCGTTACTGATACTAATCGATTAAAAGCTTTGGGACTTATTACTTAGGATAATTTATGGCACTTCCAGAAACCGTTGATAAACCAGAAGATATTGTAGACCTATCTGCATATGATTTACCTCCAATTGAGGATGTGCCTATTGAGGATGTGTTTATGGTTCGTGGTGACAATCCATTGCCTGAGGAAAGAACAACAACAGAACCTCCTGTTATGTATGCAACTGGCACACCTTCCCCATTAGCATCTAACGCCCCTCCTGCGCCTGATTATTCTGTAAATCAAGCTGGATTAAATCTTGCTGGAAGACCAAATTTATCTAATGCCCCAGCAACGTCAATTACATCACCTGGATCAGCCGCAAAACAAAACCCTAGAGTTGTAGAAGAAAGAACACAAACATCACCAGCAGCTGGTGCATTGTTAGGTGGCTTATTAGGCATGGCTTTAAACAAAGGATCTAGCACTTCAACATCTGGATTAACGCCAAAACCTAATCCAAACCCTAATCCAAACCCAAACCCTAACCCAAATCCAAACCCTAACCCAAACCCTGGCGGAGGAACGCCTACAGGCAATATTGGTAGCACAGATAGTATTCAATTACCTCCAGGCACAACCCAAACACAAATTGATGCTCAATATGGCCAAACAAATGGTCAATCTAATTATGTGATTTCAGGCGTAGATCCTGGCACTGGAAAAGTTATTGCAACACCAAACTTAAACATAGGCCCTAATTATGGTGGTGGTACAGGAACGGGAACTGGCACTGGTACTGGCGCAGGGACTGGTACAGGCACAGGAACAAACACTGGTGGCGGTGGATCAACCTCAGGAACTACACCTCCTGATACATTACCTGTTAATCCTGACACTGGCATCCCAGATGGCACAACACAACTAGCTAATAATTATTACGAAGACCGAGATGGAAATGTTTATGATGCATCTGGTTCTTTAATTTATATTAATCCAAGTAATGCTATTTCTGGATCTAATGATGGCGGTGGTGGTTACGATCCTAACAAACCAAACGATCAACAATACTATGCTGACACTAACGGTAACATTTATGATTACAACGGTGATTTAGTTTTGGCATTCCAAAATGATTACTACTACGAACCAGACACTGGAAACTTTTATGATTCAAACTTTGATCCAGTAGATGATTCATTTAATCCATACGCTGATTACTATGGTCTTGATTATTACCCAGATAATTCAACTTATGATCCATGGGGTCCTCCAGGTTATGATTATAGCAGTCCAGACTATTTTGATTATGGAAACTATACCCCTGGAAGCACTACAATTATTAAAAAAGGTGGTCACGTGACGCACAAAAAACAAGGCGGATTAGCAACGCCATTATTTGCAAATGGTGGATCAGTGCCACGTTTTGCTGACGGCACAACTGGAGGCCTTGACGTATCTCAATTTACAACACAATTAGATCCTCTAGCCGTAGATACAAATAACATTCTTGGTGTAGGAAGTACTGGCTCAACAACATCAGATGGCGGCACATCAGTACCTATTAACTATAATAATCTTCAAAGTACGCCTGGCGTAGATTTATCAACAACAAATACTGCTCCGTTAGCAACTGCATCAAATCTAACATCAGGCTCATCAAATACTAGCGGTGGAATTTTAGATGCAATTAGTGGCTTACTAAGCAACAAAGGTGTATCAGGCGCATTATTAGGTGGCTTACTTACACAGCTAATGAACTCATCATCACAGCCAGTAAATAAAGGCATTGACATGGCCGCGTTAGGTGCATTACAACCACGCACAACAAACTTTGGAATGGGCCCTGCTAAATATACGCCTTACTCAGAATATGGCACACCAACGGATCAAGGCAATTACTCAGAGCTTTATAAAAACTTAGGCGTGTCACCAAATAGAATGACACCTCCTCCACCAACAACACCAACTGGCGGACTAGCTCCAAATACACAACAACCTGATCAATCAATCGTAGCACCTCCTTCAGGCGGAACACCTATAGCTCCACCACAAACAGGTGAACCACAATTTTTCCAAGACGCTAATGGCAATATTTATAATGCTAATGGTGATTTAGTTTACGACGCTGGATTAGGTCAAATGGTAGGTCAAGATAGTGGTACCGCTGTTGCACCTAACGGAGCTATGCCAGTTAATCCAAATCCACCTAATTTTGGATTGGATGCTTTAGAGCCACCAACACCATTACCAAAAGCTCCAGTAGATAATGGTTACTATTCTTACGGTACGCCAGTAAGTCCATCCGATATATTAGCATCTAAAAAAGGCGGTTTAGCTAAGATGGCTAATGGCGGATCACCAATGCAAACAAATTTAAATGTACCAATGTCAGATAAATTTCATCCTAATTTACCTATGGTAGAAGGCCGTACTGACTACAGAAACGGAAGCTATGTAGAAGGCCCAGGCGATGGTCAGTCCGATGATATTCCAGCTATGTTAGCTGACGGAGAATATGTGATTGATGCTGAAACTGTGGCACAATTAGGCAATGGATCAAACAAAGCTGGCGCTAAAATGCTAGATGGATTTAGAGAAAATATTAGGGCGCATAAACGAAGTGCACCGTTACACAAAATACCGCCAAAGTCAAAGTCGCCTTTGGCCTATCTTAAAGGAGCAAAATAATGGCTGACATTTTCCAAGGTGCACCGTTACCCACGATAACAACCACCGAGCAACAACAAACCACTTTACCTGATTTTTATACGAACTATTTACAAGACGTAGCTAACTTAGGTACTAATGCTGTTCAACAAGGTGGTGTAGCTGGCTTCGGTCCATTACAACAACAAGCATTTCAAATGGCTCCTAATGCAGCATTCTCTGGCGCGCAAACTGCTGGTGCTGGCGCTAATTTATTAGGCGCAGCAGGCACAACTGGCGCTCCTGATATTGTAAACAATTACATGAATCCATATACAGGCAATGTTGTAAATGAGATGGCTCGTCTACAACAACAAAATTTACAACGTAATGTATTGCCAACAATTGCAGGTGGCGGTGTAGGCACTGGATCTTTTGGTTCACGCAGACAACAACAAGCATTAGGTCAAACATTGGCTGACATGCAAGCTAACCTTACTGGTCAACAATATGGCGCATTAAACACTGGTTATAACAATGCAATAACTAATGCACAAACAGATTTAACTCGTCAAATGCAAGCTGGTCAAGGCTTGGGCAATATTGCAAATCAACAGTACAACATTGGCTCAGGCGGTTTAAAACAATTATCTGATTTAGGCGGAATACAACAAACACAAGGTCAAAATCAATTAAACTATCCAATGATCCAAGCGCAAAATTTTGCTAAGTTAATGCAAGGCTACACAATGCCTACTGGCACTGCAATTCAAAAAGTAGGCCCAGGATCAAGCGGTCAATACTCAGCAAGCCCATTAGGACAAATTTCTGGTTTACTTACTGGTATAGGTTCATTTATGAATTCTGGATCAGGCTCATCAGGTACAGGTACAACTGGCACAAGCGGTCAAAATGTTGTTAACGGTCTTTTAAACTTACCAGCAGATTTGTTAGGTCAAGTAAGAACTGCATTAGGTTCTTTAGGTATTAACTTTGCCGAAGGTGGTAGTGTAAATGGTTATGCTGAAGGTGGATCTGCTAACAATGCAAAAACATCTATGACACCAATCCCAATGAATATGGCTCAAAAAATTAATCAGATAAAAGGCAGAGGCTAATATGGCACTCACAAGCGGATTAGATTCTCTTAACATAGATCAAGCAACTGATCAGCCATCCAATCAAACACCTGATCAACCAGTTGTTAATGAAGCGCCTGCTGCTCCTCAGCCATCAAATGAAGAAGCAATATTAAGTAAAGCTTTAGATGATCATCAAAAACAAAAATTATTGCTTAATCAACAAATACAAAAAATGTCAGAAGGATTTTCGCAAAGACAAAATCAATTCATTGATCCAAAACTTGCGGCTATGTCTGCAGCATTTTTAGACCCAGGTAAGACTGGTAGTTTTGGTGAAGCTTTTGGTCGCGCTGTAAAAGGTTATGGTGAAGCGGCTACGGAAGAAGATAAACAAATTAAAGAAAACGCAAAAATGCGTCTTGACTTAATGAAGACAAGTATTTCTGAAAATGAGAAAAATTTAATTGCACAGTTAACACCTAAATTATTTAAAGTAAATGACAAAGGTGCATATACTGGCGAAGTAGATCCAGTCATTGCACAAAAAATTGTTTCTATTTCTGGTGACCCAAGCATGATCCAGAAAATTATTGAAATGAGCAAACCACAAATTGGCGAACTTGCTCCAGGCGCTTCTACATACGATAAGAAAACAGGAAAAATTATCTTTACTAATCCTAAAGAAGCAACACCTTCTGATCTTAAGAAAAAAGAAGATGAGCTTGCAAAATTAAAAGAAGATTTAGCAAAAGATCCAACTAACGAAACTTTAAAAAGAAATGTTAAGTATCATGAAGATGACCTTAAAAAACTTGAACAACTAGAATTCCCTGATGAAGTTTTAGATGCATTAGCAAGACAAGCTTTAGCTGGCGATACAAGCGTATTTGTTAATGTAGGAAGAGGAACACAAGGCCCAAATAATTTAGTTAGATTAAGAACTAAGATGACTCAGATTATGAAAGACAGCGGTATGAATCCTGGAGATATTGCTGCTAAAAACGCTGAGTTCTTTGGATTTAAAGCTGGTGAACGAACACTTGGTACTAGAAGCGCTAACTTAGAATTAGCTGCTCAAGGATTCTTAAATATTGTGCCAATTGCTCAAATAGCTTCTAATAGAGTAAGTCGCAGTAAATTCTTGCCATTTGGTAAAATTCAAATTATGTTCGATGAAAACTTTAACGATCCAGATGTGTCACAATTTGCAGCAGCCAATAATGGTCTTGTTAATACCTATGCTAGGGCAATTAGTCCAACTGGTGTACCAACAGTTTCAGACAAAAATCATGCTAGAGAAATATTGGCTATGGCTAAAAACAAAGAATCTTATGACAGAGCAGTTGAAACGCTTCAGAAAGAAATTGAAGCTGAACAACGCGCGCCTCGTGAGGTTCGTGCAAACTTACGCTCTGAAATTTCTGGCACTTCTCCAGCATCAACACCAGATAATAAACCAACTAATAAACCAGCAGGCGGAAAACACTATTTACGCAACAGAGAAATTGTTGTTAGAGGTGGTAAGTGGGTATTTGCAGACACAGGTGAGGACGCTAAATAATGGCGTTACCACCACTTCCTGAAGGTGCTATATTTATGGAGGGAGATGGACTTCCCCCTTTACCTCCTGGCGCGCAATTTGTTTCTAGCGATCCAAGTGTTCCTTACATTAAAAGCGAAGAAGAACAAGCGGCTGCAGAAAAAAAATACAAAGAATATCAAAATTCTTTTGGTTATAAAGCAGGTCAATTTGCTGAAGAAGGTTTGAAAATGTTAGAAGGCGTTCCTATGTTAGGGCCTGAAGTTAACATTGGAGAAAAAGCAATTCCTTATTTGGTTAATAAAATTCCAGCGCTTGAAAAAAGTTTAAGTGCTGTAGCTAGTAAATTTCCTGATATAGAAAAAGTCACATCACATCCCTTATATAAAAAAGCCACTGAAGTAGTAGAGCCTATTGTAGAAAAAGTTTCAGATGTTGCATCTAATGTTGGACAAAAAATAGTAGATGCACCAGCTAAGGCTATGTCATATATGTCTAACATACCAACTAAAGACATTAAAGATATTTACCAAATGTTTAAAGAAAGCAACCCAGAAATTGTTAAAGCTTTTAGAGAATATCAAAAAAAAGAACTTGATCCATTGGTAGACTCTATTGCTAATTACAACTATGCAATGACTTTAGGCATGCCACCAAAGGTAGCTAGAATGGCTACACACTATCGTCAAGATTTAGAAAGTGGCGCATATATGCTTAAGAATTTGTGGGAAAATCAAAATCCATTAAAGATAGACCCCGTTGAATTTGCAAAAATGAGAAGAGAATTACTTGCAAAGTTACCATCTAATGAAATGGCAAGGGCTGAAATATTAGGAATGAAAACAGGTGATATTTTACCAACAGGAAAAAGAGCTATATCTCGCATGCTAACTCAAGCTGCTGGATTAGGAGGAATACCATCTGCGCTTCTTCATTCGGCATTTGGGGGATTAGGAGCCTTACCACTTATTTTTAAATCTCCTGCACTTGTTGCTGATGTTGCTGCAAAATCTGGTCAAGCAAGAAAATATATTCCTACAATATTAAAAGGTGCTAAAGACATTCCTATGCCTGCATTGGTTAACGGATTAAACTATATTAATTCAGAAGCAGATAAAGAAAATTAAAGCTCTTTAGGATCAAATCCGTATATCGCTGCAATCTTTGCAGTCCATGTTTTAAAAGTTTTATCGTGTTTTTCGTAATGAGACTTGCCTTGTATGTAAAGCAACATATGCACCATCTCATGTAGGATAGTCTTACATATATTTTCAAAGTGATCTTGTCTTGCTAGGGATATAGTGATTGTGTGTGGATCAGGAATATACTCACCAAGAACATCGTCTCGATCTGATATAACCCATATAATCTTTGAAGCTGTAGGCATTTTAATCTTGTCAAACGGCGGCAGTTTACAGAGCAATGTATAAATTGCTTTACAATGTTCCTCTGTACGTAAGACTGTCATATTTTATATACTTTCCACGGCGTGTTAACGCCATTTTTAATTTTTGCTGGCAATTTGACCAGACCCATATCTTCAAGTTTTTGTTGCCTATCTTCACTTATATCGGTTGCTTTTCTAATTTTGTGACGATTCGTATCTGGATATTTATTTATATAATCCGATATAATTTTTGCTAATTCTTCAGGTGTTCTTTTTCTTGATTTCATTTAATGTATTGTTCTGGGCACTATAACAGATTGACTATTTAAATGGTCAAGCAAAGAATCATAATCACCCTCTGTATTTTCTTCTGCGTTTAATGCTCGAAGTCTGCTATTGATAATAGCACTCAAATCAAGCGACGTAATATTGTACACCTCAATTTGTTGGATTAAGAAGTCATCAATATTGTTGGCTATTTCAATGATGTCGTTGTCTGTCATGGTGATTCCTTTCATTACCTAATAATAACAAATGTCAAGGCAAAAACACCTACTTTATTTGTTCACAATCCATAGACAAACTTGCTTGAGTCATGTACCTTGGAAGTAGCTTTTATGGGTTCGCCACGGTATAAGGGAGTAAGAGTGGCATTCCACAATTCTAGATTGAGTGTCGGCTCTTGAAGCCACACAATATGATCAATTAAACGGCCTTCATCATCACGGCGTTCCCATAACCAAGCTACAGGTTCAGTAGAAGATATGATTATTGATGACGACTTTGACTGGCTTTTGTTTTGCCCAGAGGGGTTTGGGCTTGAGTGAGATTTCATGAAAGTTATAAGCTCCCTTTGATGTGTCTATTACTTTTAAATTTAACACTTGATGTGCTAAATTATAGAACGGTCGCAATTCCGTAGCGCCTCGCTGAGGTGGTTTAATATGTCCATACCATGAAAATTGGTAAGGCCTTGCCAACTCTAAACATATCCGTTCAGGTTTAAATTCAGCCCTCCGATAGAGAACCATCATTACCGCCGTTTGTCCTGCTACTGGCTCGCCTCTTGCTTCCATAAAAGCTGCCTGGGCCAAGCATGTTAATGCTGCTATTTGGTCTATCAATGTTACCTCCTTACCAAATGTTACTCTTTGCGTTAGAGCTTTTTCTCCTCCAACACGCGTGCAACGTTAGGATTGAGAGATCGTGCTATCTCAACCAATCGTGCATGTTCTGCATCGCGAACTTGAATAGATAATACTGCTTCAATTTTGCGAGCAAACTCAAGTATGTCTAATGACTCATCCGTAGGATCGGTGTATAAGCCATTAGGATCATTGTTCTTACAATAAAAAAATATTTGTTTAATTAGGTCTTCGTTCATATTTATCTCACTTGTATTTGTTTTTAAGTTGCCAAAACTTTAAAAGGTTTACAAACATTTCCCAGCCGCGTTGCAAGTCTTCTTCAGACCATTCAATAATTTTGCACAGACCAGGCTTTGTGCGGGATACAAAAATGTTAGAGCAACGAGCGTTGGGTATACCAAGCCCTACTCTGTATGCAGATAATTGCATGAGGTGTTCATCATATCCTATCACATCTTTGTCATCTTCAAAATCTTTTGTCTTAACATCAACTACAATTCCACCGTCTATGACCTCATTTGGTGCATGAAGGTCACATTTTCCAGCAAAACCTAGCTCATGACCAAAAGAACGCTCAGCAACCCATCCAATCCTTCCATAATGAGCTTCTAACGCACGAACGCATCCTTGGACATGTTCTGGGTAATCTTTATGATATCGGCCCTCAAAAAACGATTCTATAGCGGCATGGATATCAGTACCTTTATTGGCAGCATCTCGACCCTGTTGTTTAGAATCATAGATAATTCTATCAATATAATCTTTTTCAGCTTCCCCTTCTCGTTTTGTAGAAGTAAGGGCAGTCATTAAAACTTGGGTTTGCATCCAAGCTACCAATGCAGGTTTTGCCGCAACGCCTAAAATAGTCGTAACTGATGGAACTAAATCCATAGTCCTAGCGTCTCTTAGGGTAGTATTGCGTTCATTTCCATTCTTACCTACAACTGTATACTGTGGTATACCATCCCTGGTGTACCAGTGATTAGATTCTGATGCCCTAATCTTTGGCTGTTCTGATACATAAAACAAACTTTTACTTGGCTCAGTCATACTATCCCTCTCTTAAAAATCGATGTAGTTCTTTAGCGTAAAATTCTATCTTTGCAGCTTCCTGGACTGAATCATCTTTAAGACCAATACGCGTATTATATTTTTCAATATTGCCGCGCAAAAATCCTATGTATTGCTCGGGCGGGAATTTAGCCTTAATGTAGTCAAGCATCTCAATACCACCCTGGGTGTAGTGAGGCGGGTGATTGATCATGTCAGGTTTCGGTTTGTCTTCTCTATCCAATTCAGCATGCCTTTCCATATGATGATGTTTACATAGCCATACAACTTCTAAAGGCTTATTATAATCTTCATGATGTGCTACAACATTTTCTGTAGTACCACAACGTTCGCATGGCCGCCTAATTAATTCACCTTTTTGAATAGCATATCCAACTTTTTGATGAGCTATTTTTTTAAGTTTATTTTCTGCAAGCCAAAACTTTTTATGTGGAGCCACTTGTTTAAAAGAGAGCAATTTCTTACCCTCTTTTCGTTCTTGATAGTATGTGGCTTTGCATGGTTTACAATAACTATCCAAACCATCTCTAGTAAAAGCGTTTTTATAAAACTCGCTATGTGCTGTTTCATTTTTGCATTTAGAGCAAAATTTTGTAGTTGCTAACTTAAATGGTAATGGATCGTTTGCGTTTTCTGCAATATTTTCCATGATTAAAATGGAATATCGCTATCCATATCATCAAAAGCTGCAACTAGTGAATCTGATCCAGTATCAGGTGACCCGTGTAATCTTTCCCACTCAGGCGATAATTTAATTTTAGATTTTAAACCATCTGAAAATGATTCAAAAAGTGCCATATCAGGATCGCTAATATCAAAAATCTTTAATTCATTTTTACCTTCTGGCAAACCAACTTTTTTAATATTGGCAGGTACTGGATTAACATTAAGAATGTTTGTATATGTTCTACCATTATTTTCTGATTGACCTACGGTAATCATAGCCCATTGGCCTAAAACATTTTTTAATTCAAAACCATCTTTTTCTTGTGGCGTAAATGGTTTACCTCTCCAAGTTTCTAAATCTCTACGTAATGATGCTTTATCAGCAAGCGATGCAGTATAACTTTTAGAAATAATCATTGGATCGCCTTTTGTTGTAACGGTTGGATTGCCTTCTGCATCTTCGCCGTGTACTTCAAATTGCACCATAAGTTTTTTAAGATGTTTTACTGTACCCATGTACTCTGATTTTTGTGTACCTAAATCAATAATTTTTGTACATCTAGCAAGATGCATGCCAGATGGCACGGGGATAAAATTTGATTCACTACCTGCTTTAACGATTAAGCTCATTTGTTTCTCCTAAATTAGTATTAAATGTAACTGTTCTAAATTCACCATCAGACAGTCCAGACTCATATCGAATATGATTCCAATCGTCAGGTGTTGCAATGCCACTCATAGCTCGACAAAAAGCTTCTATCAGCCTTTGATGTCGATTTAACATATCTTGATGTTGTTCTGCTTGTTGCCAGTCATCTTCATATGAAGCCATAAAAACCTCCTATGATTAAACCAATCAATGTCACAACGCATACTGCCACAATCACAAGATCAATTGTTATGTATGGGTTATTGACATTTTTATGTTTTTGTGAAAGCAAAGCTCTTTGTAAAGCAAAACCATCTTCATCCATACGGGCCTCGAATGGCTCCTGGTAAAGTAGTCCTATCTGTACTCCAGCTTTTGTCATATAAGGTGGCACTTTTCTATAATTTGTTTTCATTCGTAATCCTTAAAAGTTATTTAAGTGAAAGCACTATAACATATTTTAATTAATTGTTGCAATATTTTTTAATATTGGATAATATGCACTTGTGTTACAGAAAAGGAGCAATCATGACACTGAATGATTTTTTTTATAATTTACATATAGGTGCAAAGAAAGAAATGTGTGAAAGCCTTGGTATTACGCAGACTTGGTTATCATTAATTTTGAATGGAAGTAAAAAGCCTAGTCCACAATTATGTTTAAGGATTGAAGAGTACACCAAAAATAAGGTAAAGGCAGAGATGCTACGACCTGATATTTTTAGGAGAAAGTAAACATGCATTGGTTCAGGTTCAACATTGGTGACTACAAAAAAGACACGGATCATTTAAGTTTGACCGAGCACGGTGCTTACATAAAAGCATTGTCAAGGTATTACTTGCTTGAAGAGCCTTTGCCTTTAGAGGACGAGAAACTTTTTAGATTTTTAGGAGTTAAGGATGAGATTGAAAAACAAGCTATCAGAAATATACTGGATGACTTTTTCACTAAGACCGATGCTGGCTTTATCCATAAGCGCTGCGATGTTGAGATTGAAAAGTATCAAGAGAAGTCTTACAAGGCTAGTCAGTCGGCTAAAGTAAAGTGGGAAAAAGAAAAGAATGCGAACGCAATGCGAACGCAATGCGATGGCAATGCTAACTCAATAACTAAAGAACTCAATAACTCAATAACTAATACACATACACCTGAAGGTGTAGATGTGTCTGTATGGAAAGACTACCTTAAGCTTCGCAAAGCCAAAAGACTTCCTATAACGGACATAGCCCTAAAAGCAATTGAGCGCGAGGCTAAAAAGGCCAACAAGACTTTAAATGATGCCTTGACTATATGCGTTGAGAATAATTGGATTGGATTTAAAGCCGAATGGCTTATTAAGCTTGAGCCGCAAAAACCTAAGGAGTATTGGAAAAAATGATTGGTATAGATAAGTTATTTGAGATTAGAAAAGATGGCCACAAGCCAGAGGCAATTGATATATGGGTTGGTGATGACGATGATCCGCATTATGAAAAGGAATGGCACAAGTACTCTGACACAATGGACTACCCCGCAATTCTTATTGAAACTAAAGACAACATTGAGTCTATTGATTTTAGGTTTGCTTATGGCCTAACTATTTTTATCCGAGGCGATAATTCAAATAGGCTGTTAAATGTTTACGAAAAGATTACTAAGTGTTTACCTGAAAGAGTGTTGTTAATGTTTCAGATGGAAGATGACGAAGTACAAATTTTAGATAACAAAGGATTATTAAGTGGAACTATTACAACCAAGTGAAATAGATTTTGAGCATTATCTAAAACTTACCGAAGCTAACATGAAAGTAAAAGATGTTAGTGTTTTTATTGATGAGCTTAAGGAAGACATCACTAATCCAATTGTGGTTCCTAAGTGCACTATGCCATGGTCAAAGACTATTAATGAGTTTAATTTTAGACCAGGTGAGGTTACTTTGTATGCTGGCACAAACGGCAGCGGTAAAAGTTTGATTACTGGTCAGATTGCATTAGGTTTAATTAAACAAGATCAAAAGGTTTGCATTATGTCTTTTGAGATGAAACCAAAAAGAACAATCATGCGAATGACAAGGCAATTTAGTGGACAAGATTTAGAAAATCCATTTATTAAAGATAGAGCTGCGTTGATCACAAGCTTTTACGATAGATTAAAAACATTTTCTACTAGCAAGCTTTGGTTATACGATCAACAAGGTACAACTAATTCTAAGCAGGTTATTTCAGTTGCTAGGTATTGTGCTGTTGAATTAGGTATTACACATATATTTATTGATTCGCTTATGAAGTGCGTATCAGGTGAAGATGATTACAACGCCCAGAAAGCTTTTGTTGATGAATTGACGGCATTAGCCCGAGACCATAATGTTCACATACATTTAATACATCACATTAGAAAGCTTGCAAGTGAGGAAATTAAACCAAACAAAAACGATGTTAAAGGGACTGGCGCTATTGCAGATCAAGTGGACAATGTTTTACTTATGCACAGAAACAAAGCTAAGGAGCGAAAGATTAGACAAGGCGAAGCTGTAGTGCAAGCCCCTGATGCACACCTTATGTGTGAAAAGCAACGTAATGGTGAAACAGAAGATTGGTATGGTCTTTACTATCACAAAGATAGTCAACAATTTATTGAAGATGAAAATGGAGTGCCTATGGCGTTTGACACCGCAGGTGCATTTTGATTGACAAAGGTAATTGCAGCAAGGAATTCCTCTATCAATGTTTGGTTCGAGACGTTATTAAGAAGCGCATTGCAAATAGAGACACGGCATACGAGTTTATGGGCAGATGGGATGCCAATCATAAAAATTCTAAATTAACGGAGGATGTAATGAACCAATGGAATAAAGGCAACCGAGGAAGGAAGGGTGAGTGGTATGAGTGAACAATTAATGCAAAAATTAAAAGAAAGCATGAATGCGCTTGATGCTATTTGCGAAATTTATGTTCCAGATGATGAAAGTCATGAGAACGATGCAATTGCAGGATACGCAATGAACGTGCTTGAAACATTAAAAAAAGAAATAGAATTATATAAAAATAAACCATTGCCTGAAGATGATGTATGGGAGTTGGTTGAGGATTTAAATCTTCATGATCCAATGTACCCATTGCATTTTGCAAGAGCAATTGAACGTAAACATGGTATAGGAGATAGTAATGGCTGAAGAAAAGAAAAGTAATTTTGCAGATGTATTTTTAGGTAAAACAATTCCACATAACCCTGACTTTATTTCGGTTGCAGAACACAATGAAGAGATGTCTAAATCTTTTGAAGACTTCTTGGCTGTTGTTGATGAGGCAATTATTAAAGAACGTGAAGCATGTGGAAAGATTTGTACTGACAATCCTGAGATGAAAGGCCCTGAACTTGCCGACATCATTCTTAGACGCAAGCCAAAGATTGAAGTACATGATTGAACTTGACCTACCTTTTCCTCCGTCAGTCAATACTTATTGGCGTAACTTTAATGGTCGCATGTTGATAAGTAAAAAAGGCCGCGAGTATAGACAGGCAGTAGCAGATCAAGTATTAATTCAAAAAGGCGCTAAGCATTATCAAGGTAAAGTTAAGATGACGATAGAAGCCTGGCGCCCAGATGAACGAAGAAGAGACTTAGATAATTTACTTAAGGCGCCATTGGATGCATTAACGCATGCTGGTGTTTATGTAGACGATCATTTAATAGTTGATTTACGAATTTATTGGGCAGATGAAAAAGGCGGAAAAATTAAAGTAAAAGTAGAGGAGATAAAATGACAATAGCATATCAAGGTAGAGATCCACACAAGGCAGTTGAATGGATGATGGCGAACGTGCCAAACATATCAGCCGCAAAAAGAAAATTAACTCAGCTAGAAGAGTTTAAGAAATCTTTGAAATCTATTCTTATGAAACAAAGTTTAGAGAATTCAATAGGCGCACAAGAGCGTGAGGCACTATCACATCCAGATTACTTGGCCCATTTAGAAGCTGAAGCAATTGCTGGAGAAGAGTATGAAAAACTTAGACACTTTTTTGATATTGCTAAAATTGTAGTTGATGTATGGCGTACAGAACAATCAAACTTAAGAGCGGAGGGAAGGGTAACTATATGAGAAAGCACTACACATTAAAAGAATGGATTGAAATGATTTTCTTGCTATTGCTAGTCATTCCAGTCTGGGTAGGTATCAGCGATGCATTTTGCTACACAGTACTTGGCCACACATGGACTGATCTTGATTGGGATATTAATCGAGTGTTATTAGTGTTTATGTTTTTTATTATGAGAATTTTACTTGCAACGTATCGCAAACAAAGAATTATGAGAGGAATTAAATAATGACTGAGTTGGATGAAATTAAATATAGATTGGAAAGAATAGAAAATTTAATTACTAAACTGATGCATGAATCATCAGAAACCGACGAGGCCAAAGACGCATTAGAAAACATTGAACAAGAAATCATTGCACGTGCATGTCGCAATGGTGTATGTGAGGATTAACTATGAGTGAACTATTAACAATCTTTTTGTTTTACAAAATGGGCGCATCTTATTGGTGGTGGGTCGCACTTGCTTGTGTTTTTGCAACTGAATTTGTTTTAGCGTACAGAAAATATTTACGCACATATACAAATTTTAAGAAATGACTAAAGATGAAAAGAAACACTTGGCTGCTGTTGCTGAGCTTGGTTGCGCTGTATGCAGACGCATGGGTTATCCAGGAACACCTGCGGAAATCCACCACCCACGTAAAGGTGTTGGGCTCGCACTTCGCGCATCCCACAAAGAAGCAATTCCTCTTTGCGTCGAACACCACAGAGGTAACACGGGAGTGCACGGTTTGGGAACCAAGGGTTTTGTTAAGTGCTACGGGTATGATGAAGCCGCTCTATTGGAAGATACCAGAGGACTACTGAGTGGCACGAATACTAATTAATCATTATCGTAACATTGCAATTGAGTGCAGCCGAAAAGATAAATGGTCTGTGTTAGTTATAGGATGGGCCCCAGTAAGACGCATTAAAGTTTTAAATACTGAAGTAGATAGAGATTGGAAGACATACGATTATGATCTTAACAAGGCGATTGATCGCATGATTAATAGTACGATTGAAGATAGCGCAGCAAACGAATTGGAGAAAATAATTAAATGAATAAAATTGAATTTGGCGATTGCCGCGAGATAATGAAACAATGGAAAGATGAGGGAGTTAAAGTTCAAACGTGTGTGACATCTCCACCTTACTACGGATTGCGTGATTACGGTCATGACGGACAAATAGGATTAGAACAAACTGTTGGTGATTATGTTGCTAACATGGTAGATGTATTTGCTCACGTGTGGGACATTCTTTCAGATGATGGAACTGTGTGGCTTAACCTTGGAGATAGTTACTACAATTATAGACCAGGCAAAGGGCAAGCATTAAATAAACAGACTGTATCTAATTCAAAACAAGATTTACCAAACGCATGTGCAAGGCGCGGCAATAAGCAAGAAGGCTTAAAAGAAAAAGATTTAATTGGTATTCCTTGGCGCGTAGCATTTGCCTTACAAGATTTTGGATGGACGCTCAGACAAGACATTATTTGGCATAAACCAAATCCAATGCCCGAATCCGTGCAAGATAGATGCACTAAAGCTCATGAGTATATTTTCTTGTTTACTAAATCACCTAAATATTATTTTGATCATTTGGCTATGAAAGAACCTGGTGTTATACCAGCTGGCACCAAGGGAGCTAAGGGAAGTGTAGACAGACAAGGTCAGGCTGGAGTAAATGCAAGGCCTCCTGAATACAAAGTTTACGATGGTATGCGCAATAAGAGATCTGTATGGACTGTTAACACTAAACCATACAAAGGCGCACACTTTGCTACTTTTCCAAAAGATTTGATTGAACCATGCATCAAAGCTGGCGCACCTGAAAAAATATGTGTTGAATGCAGAACACCATACAAAAGAGAAAAGATTGTAGAAAAAAATCTTACTTTAGAAGAGGTCGAAGAAATCCGTAAGAACATTATGGAAACCGATAAGGAACGTAAACCATATGCTGTGCTTGATGCAGAATTTAGAAATCAGGTTGTAGAATATAGAAAGCTTCCTGATCATAATGAATTGCGAGATTACTTACAATTTAATAGGCACATGCAAGAGTTTACTATTGATCAAATTGAAGAACATTTTGGAACGCAAGCTCCACACCATTGGTTTGAAAAAGGGGGAAGCTACCCATCTAAAGAAGACTGGATCAAGCTTAAACAATTATTATTGTTAGATGAAAAATATGATCAGGCTATGACTAAAATCTTTTATAAGAGTGGATTGAAATGCGCAAATAATTATTTGGATGGCGGTCTCATAAAACAATGTAAATGCAACACACAAGAAACTATAGCTGGCACAGTATTAGATCCGTTTATGGGTTCAGGAACTACAGCTCAAGTTGCTTTAGAGTTAAGTAGACAATACTTAGGATGTGAATTAAATACTGATTATAAAGAACTTCAACAGGAACGCATCAACAAAGGAGAAATTAAATGATTTTACTTACAGCAAAAGAACGTCAACAATTAAGAGAGGTAGCGCTTAATGCGTCACGTCAAGTGTTTGATAAATACACGCCAAGTGAAAAGCGATCTCATTGGAATAGATTAGATAAAGTCATTGAGTCTATTATGTTGACCCACCCAGAAGCATTTACCGATGATGCTTTGGAAGGTTTAAAAGAGAAACTTTACAATCAAGCTACCTACGCCAGATATTAATGATTTTCTTGATGGTTTTGTTTAGCAAAAAGCGCAAAATATGCAATACAAACTTCAATTTTGGCGTTTGTGTAGCAATTTTTAGAACAATTGATCTACTAAGGAGAACAATATGTGGACAACCCCATCAGCAACAGAAATGCGTTTTGGCTTTGAAGTAACAATGTACGTAATGAACAAGTAATACACACGATACACACTAGGGGAGCTTTGGCTCCCTTTTTTATTGCTTATTGCCTACAGCCACAAGGGTTTTACCCATAAACTGTCATATATGTCATTTTGCAGGCAAAAACCGTGCCAACTTATCCTAAAAATAATTTAAAAATAACTGAAAATAGTTGTTGACATGGTTTAAATACTACTCTAATATTTAGTTACAGCATTACCAATACTAATTTAAACGAATAAGGAGAAGTAAAATGACAACAACAATTCAACAAGCCCTTTCATTAGTTGACCGTTTAGGCCAATTACAAGAAGAGATCAAGGCACTTCAAGAACAAGAAGCTGCATACAAAGATGAGCTTAAAAATCAAGGTGAAGGTGTTCAAGTAGGTGAATACTATACCAGCGACGTTAAGCTTTCACAAAGAACTATTGTAGATAACAAAGCGCTATTAACAGAGCTAGAAGTACCAGCTGCATTAATAGCTAAGTATAGCAAAACTACAGCAGTAATCTCAATCAACGTTAAACCAATCAAAGGAGAATAAGATGACAACAGATAATAGATCAACAATAAAAATTTCTACAAAATCAAACGATTTTAAAGTAGGAGCAATTTTTCCTTATGCAATTATTGAAACTGAATATGATGTCATTACAGGCAAAAGAAACAGCAGTATTGCATATACATGGAACTGGGTTTGTCAAGGTGCGGGCAAACAACGCAGAGGCAAAGGCAATTTTAAAACTTTAGAGGGTGCTAAAAAAGCTTTACTAAAAGCTTGTGGATACAAAGAAAGCTCTCTTAACTTTATCGAAATACCAAAGGTGGCCGCATAAGCGGTCACTTCTTTCAAGGAGAATAACATGACAACATGGACACCGTATGACGCATCAGCAGCAGTAGAAGGATTTGATGGTATCGAGCACGATGAAGACACGATCATTTCAGCATGGCAATATCTTATCAACACTGGCCTAGCTTGGAGTCTCCAAGGATGGTATGGCCGCACAGCTCAAGCACTTATCGATGACGGTATTTGCGAAGGCCCATTTTAATTAAGGAGAATGACATTGAGTACAAGAGCCGTATATACATTTATAGATGAAGATAGTAAGTTTAGCGTTTACAAGCATTATGATGGTTATCCAGAGGGAGCTCATGGCTTTATCAAAGAAGCCAAGAAGTTTGCCTGGGATCTACCAAGGTTTGATGCCTCAGAGTTTGCGGCCGCGTTTATCAAGGCCAATAAGAATGAAGCAGGTGGCGATGTATACCTAACCCACGGACCTGATAGGCATGGTGACTTGTCTTACAAGTATGAAATTAGCAGAAATGGCAAAGATTTAGTTGTTAAGACTCTTGAGGCTACAGGATATGATCAAGAAGATAAACAAAAATTTATTGAAAAAAGTGTTGACACGCTTTAACTTTAAGTTTAATCTTATACCTACGATCAATTGATCGGATACGAATATAAACGAATAAGGAGAACGACATGACAACAGCAAGAATAGCAGTACCCTACACACAATTACTACAAGATGCCGTGAATAAACCAGGTGTTTTAAGTAAATGCTACAGCCGATTCCATAATTACAGCCTAGGCAATCAATTATGGGCATGGCTACAATCCCTCGAACATGACTTAGACCTTGGACCTATTGCTACTTATAAGCAATGGCAATCTCTTGGCCGCCAAGTTAAAAAAGGTTCAGAGGCTATCTATTTAACATTACCAGTAATCATTGATGAGAAGGATGCCAACGGTAACAAGACTGGCAAACAAAAACGCTTATTCTTACCTAAGAAAGCATGGTTTTTCTTATCACAAACTGAAGGAGAAGAATATGTTGCGGAAGTTAAGTCTGCTGTATGGAATAAAGAACGAGCTCTTAAATCTTTGGATATTACTCAGATCCCCTTTGACAAAGCGGACGGTAACTGCCAGGGTTTTGCGCGTGGGCGCAGTGTTGCTGTCAGTGATATTGCTGTGCTTCCTCATAAGACACTTTTTCACGAACTCGCGCACGTCACGTTGGGACACACATTAGAGCATGAGCTTTCAGATTCAGAGCACACACCTAAAGACATCAAAGAGGTTGAGGCTGAGTCAGTGGCTTACATTTTATGTCAGTTGTTAGGTTTACCAGGCGAGGTTGAATCACGCGGATACATCCAACACTGGTTAGATGGCCAACCGATTGACGACAAATCAGCTAAGAGAATATTCTCAGCTGCCGACAAAATCTTAAAAGCAGGAGGTGCAGAATGAGCTGGATATGTATTTATTGCAAAGAGCCTCGCAACGATAAAAGTGGTTGTTGCGGGGAGAATCACTGGGAAGAGGATGGTCAATTGGACACTGCTAGTCAGACGTTTGATCCTCCAATGACTCAAACTGAAGAGTACTTGTTACGTAAACAAGGCCTTGAAGACTTCGATAACTACTGGCATAGTCTTGATTAACGTGCTATACTTACAGCGTGAGTTGATTGATGCAATGGCAATGCAAACGCAATGCGATCGCATAGTAAACGCATCATGAATGACTTCACGCGCGGCCGAATCGCCGAAAACAAATTTGCCACAACATATCTAAAAGACTTTGTGATGGCTACCCAGGATCAAGACATGTTTGAACACTGGGATGTTGAAGGCATACTACTAGACTTAAGCAATGACAGGCTCAAGTTTGATGTGAAGGCATTGAAGAAGGCTAATCGTAATGACGAGTCACTGAGTGACGAGATTACCTGGATCGAAGGAACCAATGTCAGAGGCAATCCTGGTTGGATCAAAGGAAAGGCTGACTACATTGTTTTTGAACGAGAAAACGCTTGG